TTCTGATTTTGGTCTTTCTACAAGTTCTCTTTTATTACCAAGTTTTTCATCTACTTTCATTCCTACATTCATAGATTTTGGAAAACCACTTCCATAAATCCACATAAGTTGGTCTCTAATCTCAAAACCTGCGTCTTCAATTCTAACGGTCATTCGGTGATAAGTTCTTGAACCAGCGAAGGCAAGTAAGTGTCCGCCTGGTTTTAGAACTCTTATACACTCTTCCCATACATCTTGTGATGGAACATCGTAATCCCATTTTTTACCCATAAAAGATAAACCATAAGGTGGGTCTGTAACGATACTATCAACAGAGTTATCATCTAACTCTTTAAGTTTGTCTAAACAATCTCCTAATAATAATCTCATATCTAAAAACTAAAAAACTTTTCTGCGGTTCTTAATTCACTTACAACATCTCCCCAACCAATTGCATCAAAGAAATCTTGTAATTTACCTTTCAACTCTCGTTCAAAGATTTTGTTATGGTCAATATACGTTTTTACGAAATCTTCCAACTCAGGTGGGTCTGAGTATCCTGTAAAAGCAACTCCATCAATACCTAATGGATTGTTTTTAAGATATACCCACTTTACCTTATCACCATTTTTCATTGGTTCATACTTGAATGGTGCATCAAAATGTTTCAAACAATCATTGTAAGATATGGCTGCTTTTACGTGAGCAGGTGTTCCTTTACCAAACTGAAATAATTGTCTTTTACCCTTTGGCATATACTTTGACAAATTTTTGACTGCCGAGTTTTTAGCCACTTCTGCGATTGGGCGATGTACCATCTTCTTCTTAAAATCAACTACATAATCGGAAATCTCTTCTTCTGACTTACCTTTTAGAATATCAATCAAAACAGTTCCCATACACTCTTGGAATGCTTTTGGAAAAGAACTTCTTTTAACATCCAATCCTTTTACATCTAACTTATCAACAGGTACACCATTATCAGATATAATCCATTGTGCATATCGCTTCTTGGCAATCCAAAGACCTGCTTTTGCAACATACTCTTTCTTAATCTCTAACCGATGTTTATCTTTTGAAACATTGAAAATCTTTTCTGATAGAACGTCATAGAATTGATTAAGATAATCTTGAACTTCTTCTGCAATCTCATTTACAAAACCAGCGATGGTATCTTGGTCATTATCTCTCCACGATGGGTTTCTTTTATCAAGTAGTGGTGCTGCTGAAAAGAATACAGAATCAGTATCAATATAGATATTTGAATCTAAATCAGGATTACCCAACTCTTTATTATATTTGATATTCGCCATATCAGCGGTAGACTTAATCACAGTCTGGCCTGTGGTAGTTACTGCGGTTGCATTATCTACATCATAGAACCTAAACGCAGGTAATCCCAATACACCATATAAAGAGTTAAGAAGGATTTTCTGTACCAACTGTCGTTTGTGAAAGAAAGCATACTTTTCTTTATCACCACTCTTACCGAACTTTTTCATCTCATCTTTGTATTCAACTCTCTTTTGAAACCACAAATCGAGAATACCAGGAATACAACCAACCGAATCTGTTCGATATAAAACTCCATTGGAAGCAATAGAATACTTAGACTCATCTAAAAACTGTCGTAAGTTTTCCTTAGATATAGAATCATCACCAATGTAATAAGTATCTACCTCACCCTTGAGAAACTTATTGGAATCCCAATCTTGTATCTTACCAATCTTAGACTCTGGTGAAATGTTAAGAGTCATAATAATAGAAGGATATAGAGAAGTCAAATCAAGGTCATATATCCACTCATACTTACCCACGATAGGTGGTTTAACATAAGCTCCAATGAACTTCTCTTCGTTGTTATCACGAATAGCTTGCATTCGTTCTTGTCTGTCCGCAGGTTTATTGGGAGCAACAAGATTTCTTCTTCTTAAATAAGTAAGTAAAGCACCTTCCAAATACTTTGAAGAGTAAACGAAATCCTCGTATGGAACGTGACCAGCATGACATATACCACGACATAAATCTATAAATTGTAATTTTTTATCAAAGTCTACTACCAACTCCACATCAACCAAGTTATACTCAATGAACTTTTCAATATCATCTCTGAATAATTGGTCTAAGTTTCCTTGATACTCAATCTTACCTCTACCCAACTCTATTTGAGCAACAGTATCTAATCGGTAGTTAGGAAGTTCACCATAGTTATATATCTTATAAAGAGAAATATAATCCAAATAAGACACACCACCCATAAAGTATCTCTTACGATATGGTGACCAAAAACAATTACCAATAGGAGAAAGGCGATTTGCGTGTTTTTCACCCAACAATCTTTTAATACGATTGTATAACATAGGAGTATCAAAATAGTCTATGTTCCAACCCGTAACTATGGTAGGGTTGATAGATTCGTAGAGTTCAAGATACTTTATCAACATATCTCGTTCATCTTGGAAAGGAATAACAATAGCTTTGTCTGTGGTCTTCTCTACCATCAAACCTTCTTTGTCCATTACCAACACCCAATATTGATTGGTAGCTGAATCATGTAGAGCGATAGAAGTCAATTCATTCTTTGCTTCTTGGGGGTCTGGTAGTCCACTGGTCATCTCACACTCAATATCATAAGTTAGGACTACATGACCTGTAGATATCTCGTCAGAATCAGAATATAGGTCTACCAAAACTCGTGTTGTTTCTGGTACATCTGACTCAAACAAATCAGGATCGTCTTTACTGAACTTGTATATTTTGGTCAGTCTATCCCCATAGATAGATTTATACTCACCACGTTCTGCTTTCTCATACGCATATCGAGTATACTTAAAAGACCTATATCCATGTTGGTCATCCCACAAATGGATTAGATTTCGTTCTCTTTGAAAATAAATGTTTTGGTAAATAAGATTACCTCCTTAAGATACGTAATAAGTTAATAAAGCTTCTTCTTTTTCTTTTGTCCATCTTTTTTTGTCAAGTTGTATATTCAACTCAAGAGCGATAGATTCTCCTCTATCCCATGCATCAACTTCATTCAAAAATTGTAACATCTTAAATTCCTTTGGATGTTCTAAATCATCAACTACTTTATATCTGCTTGGCCCGAATATATCTTCATCTTCCGAAGGTTGGATTGCATGACCAGCTTCATGAAGTAGAGCGATTAATCCATTCTTTTCTAAATTATAATTGTGGTGAATAAAAATAGTTCTTACACTACCACCGATATAAGAGGTAGTCTGTCCAAGTTTTACATCGACATCACAATTTTCTTTTAACCATTTCGAAACTTTTTGAAAATCAGTCATAATAGAGGGGGTTGGTTAACATTACATCTATAGTATAACGAATTTTTTTGTAAAAGTCAAGTGTTATTTTAAATGAGTCCAAGTTTTATTTTTAACAATTTGGTCTACATTCCACTTACTAACTTTAAAGTTTCTCGATATAACATTTGTTGAGAATCCTTGTTTATAAAGTTCTCTGATTTGTTTTACTTGGTCTGATGTAAGTTTAGAACGAGGATGATTTTCACCTCTTAATCTGTTACTAAAAAACCATAATTCTTCTATGTTCATTCAGAAATTACTTTTATTTCTTGGTCTCTTTCTATTGTTGTACTCATCCAATCTGCCCAATGTAGGATAAACTGAATGTTTGTTTTAAGATATTTTGTTTTATCGTATGTTTTATAGTACTTTATATTATCTTCGTCAAAAATACCATCAGTAAGTTTGATACCAAAATACTCATTCTCATTATAAGTTATACCATATTCCTGTAGAGTGAAAAAAGTTCTGTCGGTAATTGACATAAAAGCAATATCTTCATTTCTTTTATAATTATCACCACGGTTTTTGATATGCCACTCACTATCATTTGGTGAATAATGAAAATGGTCTTTCTTACCAAGTTTTCCTAAATCGTGATGGAATGCACAGAAAAGAAGTTCTTCTTGTTCGAAGTCTATAACTCCACCAGCTTCTTTGTAAAGTTTTAACATACGAAGTGAGTTTCTTGCCACATTCATTATATGGTCAATATACCCACCTTCATATGAATTGTGATAAAATTTATTACCACTAGCTGGTGATAACAATAGATTTATACCCAACTCTTCTTCAGAGTACATATGAAGCAATTTTTCAAGTCTTTCTCCTTCGAATGACTTTTCTATCGCTTTAATAAACCTATCGTAATTGTCTTTTAGTTCTTCTGCAGTATATTTCTTCATCTAAAATCTTTTTATTTATAATATAATAAATAATCAGATAAAAGTCAAGATAAATGTTTGTTAATAGAATTTTGGTAAGTATCTAAAGATTGAACACCAACAAATCTATCAACTTCTACACCATCTTTTTCTACAATAATAGTAGGAACAGAACGAACATTACTATCACTTGCTTCTTGTGGTTCTTCATCTATATCAATATGGGTGAATGATACATTTGTATTTTTACTTGCAAGTTGGTCAAATACAGGATTAAGAAATCTACATGGCCCACACCATATTGCGTGGAATTTTTTTAATTCTAACATATAAAAAAATTAGGGATACTGAGTATCCCATAAATTATTTGTTTTCTTCTACAGAAGCTTTTCTGTAATCAGTTACTATTTT